CTGGTGGGCCTTATACTGCCACTGCAGCAACTGCATCTGTATCTTCGGCTATTGTTTCTGGTCTTGTTGCGATAGAGCCTGAGCCGGGCGGCGGAGATACCCCTAAGACGGCGTCCGATAGCGCCGCTCTAAGCGATCCGAGCCCGATTCTCGCCGGATCGGTCGCCGTAACGGATTCCGGGGCGGAGACGGACGTTGCCAGCCTCTCCGTAGCGGTTCTAGCGGTCGACTCGGCGGCTCTTAGTGAGGGAATGGCCGCTCTAGCCGCCTCTCTGGCCGGAAATGACTCAACTGCTATGTCAGAAGTAGCAGCTTTGCTGATTTCCCTAACAGCTTCTGACTCCATGTTGCAGACTGAAGCTGCGACTGCGCTAGTCGTTTCTGTGCTAGTGAATGATTCTGCATCCCAGGCGGAATCTCCAACACTTCTAACACAGGCATTCCTGGTAACCGACTCTATTGCACTAACGGAATCCCCCTCCCTTCTTGCGCAGTCATTCTCGGTAACAGATACACAGGCACAAACTGAGGGAACGGCTACATACACAGCATCAGTAAATGTGTCTGACAGCTACACACTGTCAGATACTGCGATATTGGACTCTGGCGGCACGCCGATTGTTGGGTCTGAATCTACGACGCTGACAGAAGCTGCGACTTCTGTCACGGCTGCATTATCTGTATCTGACGCAATAACGCTTTCTGATGTATCTGCATTACTAGTGTCGCAATTGGCCGTAGATTCTGCGACTCAGAGCGATGCGGCAGCGGCTCTTGTATTGCGCAGTAGCCCTGGGATTGACTCTGCGACTCAGACAGAAGGCGCAGTTGTTCTTGTAGTTAATGCTGTTGCATCTGATTTGGCAATCCAGGATGAATTAGTAGTTGCAATAATTGCATCTCTGGCAAGAGCTGACGCAAGCACATTTGCTGACATATCTGCTTTGCAGGTATTGACGTTTGTAGTAGAGACAGAAACCTTCACTTTGGGAGAGATTGCACTCCTGGAGATTGAGGATGAAGACCAGTCTGAATTTACAACAATTAAGATATACTTGCCGGGTCAGAATCCGGTCACTCGAATCATGTTCAATGGGAGCTAGCTATGTCGCCTACAAGTCTGTATATAGGCAATCCCATTATCACATATACCATGTACATCAAACGTGCAACTCCGCAGGGATTTGTTCTGGAGTGGTATACAGATCCTGAAAGTACAATTCCAGCTACACAGCTAGACGGCGAGATTATAAGGATCACAATTGGGGATGCGCCAGTTGTGATTTATGAAACTGTGTGCGTTGGAAACGTCGCGACCTTCTCCCTCACCGCAGAGCAGACCAACTTGCCATTTCAGCTATATGATGGCGTGATATATCTTGTAGGGACTGATGATGTCCCATTGGTCGATCTGCGAGTTGAGGTTGGACCAAACTAATGGCAAAAGCCTTGTCGTTGTCTCGAATCTTTGAATCGGTGGGATATGATCCGCATGATATGCAGAGATCTGTACATGCTGCTGCCAGAGATAGTCGGTTTCGTGTTGTTTGTGCAGGTCGTCGTACTGGTAAATCAACTATTGGCGGTCATGAGCTAACTGCGAAAGCAATTCATGCGTTTTACCGAAAGGATCTCGACCCGTTCACACGCAGATCTGAGCACTGGATTGTAGGACCGGAGTACACAGATGCAGAAAAAGAATTCCGGGTACTCTGGGGTGACATGCAAAGACTCGGCATTCCTATGGACCGCCCAGGCAGCTACTACGATCCAATCGGTGGAAATATGCACCTTAAGCTGTGGGGTGGACGGTTCCAGGTGCATTGTAAGTCGGCTAAATATCCAGACACCTTGGTGGGCGAGGGTTTGGAAAGTGTCATCCTCGCAGAGGCCGCCAAGCTAAAGCCAATTGTATGGAGTAAGTACCTACGACCGACTCTTGCGGACTACGCAAGAGAAGGCTATGGCGACGCGCTAATGACCAGTACCCCAGAAGGGAAGAACTGGTTTTATGAAATGTGGCAGGTGGGGCAGGCTAGGCGGTCAGGCTTTTGGTCTATTAGGATGCCTAGTTGGGCCAACAATATTGTCTTTCCTGAGGGTCGATATGATCCAGAGATCCTCAGCATGTCTGAGGGAATCTCGGAAGAGAAATTCAAGCAAGAAATCGGGGCGGAATTCACAGAGTTTGTAGGTCGAGTCTTCAAGGACTTTGATGAAGAAAGTCATGTTATGGATCGGCCATTTAATCCCAGATGGCCGCTTTATATTGCGACTGACTATGGATTCACAAATCCAAATGTCGCCCTATTCATTCAGCATGATAACTGGGACAATGTCTGGGTCTGCGGTGAGTACTATCAGGCAAATCGCACAAGCGAGGAATTCGCCCGGGACATCTTGGAAGATCCCAATCTCAATTACATGCTTCCCTATGCGAGAATGCTGTATCCTGATCCTGAAGATCCCGGCGCATCTGCCACTCTTTCTGACAAGTGGAAAGTAGCAATCGGCGGCAATACCGGCGGGATGCTACAGGATCGGCTTGACCTGATTCGTCGCTGGGTTGGTATTGGTCCTGAGTTTATTGAGTTCAACAAGGACCACCCAGACTGGATCCCTAGGCTGGTAGTAGATCGATCATGTAAGAATCTTATTCGTGAGATGCAGGACTATCGCTATCCTGAAACCAAGAGCGAGCTAAATGGCCATGAGAATCCAATGAAGAAAGACGACCATGCTCCAGAGGCTTTGGGACGTTTCTTCGGCGGACACTATTCACACACAGTATCGGGCAATAAAGCCCGCCAGAGTACAGCAAAGGTAAGGTAGGGATATGGCAGACAATACTCTCACCGGGCAGTACTCAGTAGTTGCAACATTTCTATCTGGTTATGCTCCGACTTGGATGGCCCATGATGTATTTGAGGCCGCTCGGATAGCCAGCTACTCATTCTATGACAACCTGTATTGGAATGATGCAGGCGGATTCCGGATGACGCTGCGGGGTGATGAAGACTTCCCCGTTTATGTCCCCAGTGCTCGGCGCATAATCAACACATTCAATCGCTACGTCGCCCGACGGATGTCGGTTGCTGTGACTGGAGATACCCCTGATCAGGTTACCGCAGCGCAGGCAGAATTTGACAGGCTGTTTAAGCGCGAGGCATTCCTGTCACAATTCAATCACAGCAAGCGAATGATGCTAACTAAGGGCGATATGGTATTCGGCATTTTTGCCGATCCCCTAAAGCCAGAGGGCGCTCGTATCAATATTGAGGATGTTGATCCGGCCAAGTTCTTTCCCATCAAGAGCACTGATAATCCAAAGAAGATATGGGGCCAGAGCATTATCGAGCTGGTTCATATTGGGGATAAGGACTATATCCAGATCCAGAGATGGCTCAAGCCGATTCATCCTGATCATCCCAACTACAATGAGACAGCTCCAGACTACGAGGCTGATATTGCATTTGATCAGATCATCTGGGAAATGGAGTCCTGGTATGACACCGAGAAGCGCAAGTCTTTCCAAGTTACAACAGCACTTGATATCCTGCCGGGAATCAAAGCCCTGCCTCTATACCACTTTGCTAACAACAAAGACCCCAACAACACATACGGAACAAGCGACCTCAAAGGCCTGGAGCGGATTTTCCTGGCAATTAACCAGACGGCGACAGACGAAGACGTCGCTATCGCAATGGCGGGTTTGGGTCTATACGTCGCGGACTGCTCGCCGGTAGACGATGAGGGTAATCCCACAGATTGGGTTCTAGGTCCTAAGCGGGTAGTTGAAGTTCCCCGGGATGGGAAGTTTATCAGGATATCTGGCATTGGGACGGTAGAGCCGACACAGGGCCATATGGATTGGATTCAAGGTCAAGCAGAATCCGTGCTTGGAATCTCAGATGTAGCTCTGGGACAGGCCGACGTCTCTGTCGCTGAGAGCGGAATTGCACTGGCGCTCCGTATGGCCCCTCTCCTTGACGCAGCAGATGAAAGGGACCAGGAGATTAGAGACATCCTAATTCAGATGTTCTATGATCTCAAAACCTATTGGTTCCCGATTTACGAGCGAATCAATATGGGAGACGATGTTACAGGTGCGCGGGTTGAGCCGGTATTCAGGGAGAAGCTACCAGTAGACAAGAAGACAGAGCTTGACCGTCTTGCGCAGCTATTCCTGGACAAGGTGATTCCGCTACCAGTGTATTGGGAGAAGCTGAGGGCGCTTGGATATGAATTGCCCATAGACACTGCGATGATCAAGATGTTTGAGGACACGGCTGATCTCGTCGACCCGCAGGGTTCTCGCCTGGCACAGGAAGCCGGGGATGTGACAGGCGATGACGGACTGGAGTAAGTACGTCCTTTCCCGCCTCTTCATCGCAGTTCCAGAACTTCAGGTAGATGAACTTCTGCTTCGAATCTTGAAGCGTGAAGGCTTGATTAACCAAGTCGACCTAGACGTTGCAGAGAAGGTGAGATCTAAAGGACACAAGTATGCAGGGATAGCCGGGGCTATGCGAGGTAAGACGTTGGTAGAGCG